TGGCAAGGGCAATTTTGTTACCGTGGCCAATGGTGATTATTTTCCGGGTTTCCCAGAAGAAATCCGTGTTCGAGTTGACAGTATCAACGACATTGAATTTGTAGATGGAGAGCCCATGGGCAAAGTAGACAAAATTGTTGAGTTCAAAGCACCTGTCAAAGTAGAAACTGACGAAGAAGTCATGGAGAGAATTGAACAACGATTCAACATCCTTGACGACATGACCAAGGCCGCTATTGCCGGCGACATCCGTGCTATGATTGTGGTTGGCCCTCCAGGTGTAGGTAAATCCTACGGTGTAGAGTTCCAGTTGGAAAAGGCTGGCTTGTTTGATAAACTGTCAGGTAAAAAGATCAAGTATGAAGTGATCAAAGGTGCAATGACTCCAATTGGTTTGTACTGCACTCTGTATCGTCATTCAGATCCCAACAACGTTCTAGTGTTTGACGACTGCGACTCTGTGTTCCAGGATGATGTTGCACTGAACATTCTCAAGGCCGCCCTGGACTCAGGCAAGAAGCGTCGTATTTGCTGGAACTCGGACTCAGCTATGTTGCGTCGTGAAGGCGTGCCAGATCAATTTGACTTCAAAGGCTCTGCAATCTTTATCACCAACTTGAAGTTTGATCACCTCAAGTCAAAGAAACTGCAAGACCATTTGGAGGCTTTGCAAAGTCGTTGTCACTTCCTGGACCTAACTTTGGATACTATGCGTGACAAGTTCTTGCGTATCAAGCAGATCTTCCGTCAAGGACAACTGTTCAATGACTATGACTTTACACCAGAACAGGGTGATGAGATTCTCAACTTTATGGATGAGAACAAAGACAAACTTCGCGAAATGAGCCTGCGTATGGCTCTGAAAATTGCGGACTTGACCAAAGTGAGCGCCAACTGGCGAGCACTGGCCGAAAATACTGTTATGAAACACTAACAGTATTGTTGGAGTGTCATCAATAGTCTAGCTCCTAGACATTCCAACTTTGACACAGGCACCCCTAAAAAGGTGCCTGTTTTTTTGACTTGTTAAATAAATGCTGTATAATAATAACATGAAAATCAAATTAAAATGGAACCAAACTGGTGACGAACTCTTGTTTGATATTATCAATCAAGACATTGCTGTGTGGTTTGTGGAGCAGTGCCAGCAGTTAGGAGAGAACAAATACAGCCTTGGAGACCAGGTGGTTGATGTGTTGTCTCAATCAAGCAATACAAAGAAGTTGATTAAAGAAGAAAAAGAATACATTGCCAAAGTTAATCAAAAGCTCGCTACGTTGAAGATGCCGTTGTTCAAAGAACCAGAAAATTATTACGATCAACGTCAGCTTAACCATTTACATAAAGACTGGGCAGATACCAGAAAGCAGTGGCCCAAACTAACTGAACTGTTTTATAAGATGGACAAAGAGTTGTTTGAAGCTTATCAAGAAATGAATTGTCACATACATTTTATTGAGCAGTCTTTCAAATACAGATTCCGCGACCCAGTTAATTGGAGAGTTCACAATCCTTTTAAGTCTAATTCCTATGATTGGGAATCTTCACATCTGTACATTGAGTATCCTGGGCACGGTAGGTGTGCCATTGAAAAATTTCAGTACATGGATACCGGGGAAGACATGGAACGAGACAATACCAACTGGGATAACGTTGATGCTTTGGTTGGAATACAGCTAAACAGACCTTACAAAATGAGTCCACCTCCGGAGTTTCTTGCCTGGTGCCAGGAAAAAAATCTTGTACCTTCTAACTATAACATACCATTGGCCAATTTAACAAATTGGAAAGAAAATCTAACCAAGGCTAGACAAGTTGTCACAGAAAATGTTACAATACAAAACAACTATTTTTCTCTACATCTAATAAATTGAAACAAGCCAAACTAATCATAACAGACGAAGTCAATGTCAAAATTGAAGGACTAGAACTAGATGCCAGGCGAGCACTAGTCAACAAGTTCAAATACGATGTACCTTATGCAAGATATCTACCAGCAGTTAGACTGGGCCGTTGGGACGGCAAAGTTAGCTACTTCCAACTGGGTGGTAGCACTTACGTAAACTTGTTGCCCGAGATTATACCCATACTTGAGGAATACAACTACGATATCGAGCTTGACGATCGCCGTGAATACTCTACCACCTTTGAGTTTGAGCAAGTACAGGAAGATTCGTTCAGCCACATTGCCTGGCCCAAAGGACACCCTAATGCTGGTGAGCCTGTAATGATGCGTGACTATCAAGTTGAAATTGTCAACAACTTTTTATCTAATCCGCAATGTTTGCAAGAAGTGGCCACGGGTGCTGGCAAAACAATTATGACTGCCGCACTGAGTCACGCTGTCACGCCGTATGGTCGTAGCATTGTCATAGTGCCTAACAAGAGTCTTGTCACCCAGACAGAGCGAGATTACATCAACATGGAACTAGATGTAGGAGTATTCTTTGGTGATAGAAAAGAGTTCGGTCGCCAGCATACTATTTGCACTTGGCAAAGTCTCAACGTGTTGCTAAAGAATACAAAAAATCAATCAGCAGATATTACCATAGGTGAGTTCCTAGAAGGTGTTGTGTGCGTGATAGTGGACGAGGTACACATGGCCAAAGCAGATGCACTTAAAACTCTGCTCACAGGGGTCATGTCGGAAGTGCCAATTCGCTGGGGATTGACAGGAACTATTCCCAAAGAAGACTTTGAATATCAAGCCATCCATGTCAGCATTGGACCAGTGGTATCAAGACTGGCAGCCGCTGAACTACAAGATCGAGGTGTGCTGGCACAGTGCCATGTCAACATTGTGCAGTTGGTTGACCATGTGGAATACAACAACTACCAAAGCGAATTAAAGTATCTGTTGGAGGAGTCAGGTAGATTAGACACCATGGCCAGTCTAATACAGCAGGTTAATGAAACAGGTAATACATTGATATTGGTAGATCGTATCACAGCAGGCCAGGAGTTGGTCAAGCGGCTAGGCGACCGTGCTGTGTTTGTATCAGGTGCAACCAAAGCAAAGGAGCGTCAAGATGAATATGATGAAGTGGCTGAAGCTACCGATAAAATTATTGTTGCTACCTATGGCGTGGCTGCTGTTGGTATCAATATTCCTAGGATTTTCAATTTGGTGCTTGTGGAACCCGGAAAGAGCTTTGTCCGAGTTATACAATCGATTGGGCGCGGTATTAGAAAAGCAGAAGACAAAGACTTCGTCCAAATCTGGGACATAACTTCCACTTGTAAATTTGCCAAACGACATCTAACCAAACGCAAACAGTTTTACAAAGAAGCTAGATATCCGTTTACACAAGAAAAACTAGAGTGGATGACAACCTAATGGGCAATTTATTTAATCGTGTGGGAGAGCATGTTCAAGGGCAATACCCAGATGCGGTTGTTCTAGAAATTGGCAGTGATCGATTCGAAGGCTCTACTTATTATTTTGCAGACCTGGCTCGTAGTCATGGTATGGCTTTTGTCACAGTTGATCTTGATCACAAGGCCATACAACGAGCTCAGCGTAACATACCACAAGATTTGCACAACAACTGTAAATTCTATTGTGCTGAAGCAGTAGAGTGGACCAAAAATACCACACTTGAAAAAATCAAAGTCTTGTACTTGGACAATTTTGATTGGGATTGGGAAACAACACGACCTTCTACAATGATACAGGAACAACAGGTCTGGTATCAGCAGTATGGACTAACAATGTCTAACATGAATAGTCAAATTAGTCATCTAACCCAGATGGTCAATTTACTACCACGCATGGCTGACCAGTGCGTGATTTGCATTGACGATACCTACACACACAACGGGGTGTATATTGGCAAAGGAGGAACGGTTGTGCCTTACTTGCTTATGCACGGATTTGGAATACTACAAAGTCGTGACAATGGTGTAATATTAGGTCGCGGCTATAGAAATTATATTGTATAATAAAACTATGAAAATACTGACTTTAGATAACACAGCTTACGACTTAGATACTTTGCCAGAAGAAGTAGACGACATGCGGTTTGCTATCCTGGATAATTCAGATCCCAGTGATCCTGATTATCACTACATTCCTTTGATCTTCTTAGAGAGTTTTAACTCGCCGGCTTTGGTACTACAGATTGGCCAGAACAAAATACGCATGCCCATTGACTGGCAGATCTTAATTGGCGAACCTGATCTTGGCGACTTAGAAATGTTACCCTTGACGTCAATCAATGATCGAGGATTCAAAGCATTTCAGTTCAATCCTTTGACCAGCTTCAGACCCAGCTTCCTTGACATAGAAATTGTAGATGTCTATCATGATGTGGCCTGGTATGCTCCTAAACTTAAAAATGGTCAGATACTGTGTATTCCATTGAGCAATGATCCCGAACCTGATTGTGTTTACTTCGTCAAAGACATTTCAAGAAACTGCGAAGTAATAGATTACAACAAGGCTTGGTAATGGAAAAATTGTCCATACAAAACGAGATGATGCAGTTTGATCAAAAGAATCGCGGATTCTATGACAGTCTTACAGACGAAGAACGCAAGAAGTTTTCAAACTATCTCATGATACGCTGGGGATCAGCTGTACAAGGGTCATCAGAACTGCAAGAATTTTATCTTATCTCCACCAACGAAAGATTAAACAAACATTTCTTTGCCATAAACAAACATCCCAAATTACAATGGTTAGCCGCCACATCAGTAAGTCCAGGTATGGGCTCACATCGTCATCAATGGATTGCTCCTAAGAAAAAAGAAGCAGGCAGTAACGAAGTCAAAAAGTTTTTGTTAGAACAATTTCCTGCAATGAAAATCTCAGACATTGAAACTCTGGCCAACTTTGTAACAAAGAAAGATATCAAGGAGTATCAACGTGAGCACGGCTACGCAGACAAAGATTGAGTATGTGTGTCGGTACTGCGAAAAAGCATTTCAGCGAGAGACCAGTCTTGCTGTGCATGTGTGTGAACAAAAAAATCGTTATCAAAGCCAAAGTGATCGTGGAGTACAACTGGGCTTGCAGGCTTATCTGCGTTTCTACACAATGACGCAAGGTAGTGCCAAACTCAAAACTTTTGACGACTTTGCCAAGTCTCCTTACTACAAGGCTTTTGTCAAGTTTGGAAGACACTGCGTGGGTATCAATGCAGTTAATACCGCAAGATTTATTGACTGGGTAGTAGAAAAAAATAAAAAAATTGATCATTGGTGCAGAGATGCAATTTATAGTGAATACCTATCAGACTATTTAAAGAAAGAGTCAGTGACTGATGCTCTGTCTCGCGCCGTGGAATATTCTATTACTTGGGCAGAAACTCACCAACATCCAGCACATGATTTTTTACGTTATGGAAATGACAATGCCATTGCGTATGCTGTCAGCACTGGGCGTATCAGCGCCTGGGTGTTGTATAACTGTGAAAGTGGGCAGTCTTGGTTAGAAAACATGGACCCAGATCAAAGTAAAATTGTTTGGCCTTGGATTGACCCAGAATTTTGGCAACGCAAGTTTTGTGATTACCCAGCTGATCAAGAATATGCCAAAGAAATCTTAAAGAAAGCAGGGTGGTAATGACAATCAAAATAAACATACACTCCATGGCACCCACCGATTCAGTGGGCTTGCAAATATTTGACTACATGTATGCCTGGTTACAAAGTCAATCCAAAGATACAAATTACCGCATTGATGTTCAAATTAAAATTAGTCATGAACTAGATTTAAACTGTTTCAATATCTTGTATGCATCTATGCCGGACACACTACTTGGAGACTTAAACAAGTACCAACTGGTGATCTTGGACAATGCCGATGAACAACTGGAAGTTTCAACTGGAGCAATCTACGATGCTTTTATCACATATGATCATGTTTACCTGTTGGCCAACTCGTATCTTTCCAAACATCATCCATTAAACGGCAGAGTAATACCCACTATCTTTGACAATTGGAAATTTAAACAGTATAATCTAATGCCAAGCTATCCGCAATACTATGATTTTAAAATCAACCCAACTGCCAACCGACAGCCACTTACCTTTATCAATGGTAGAAATTCTGCTTGGCGCTGGCATTTTAGACAATGTCTAAGTCATTATTTGCCAAACATAGTGGTAAAATCTGAAATGACAGAAAACGATAAGATTGTAGAAATTGGAGAGTCTTATTTTGAAAGTCCAGAAGATGCTGAGTTTAGAATTTGGCTCAATGACAAGTATATTGCTCTGACACTTGAAAAATCAATGGCACATTATCTTTATCACGACCACGCAGTACAGTGTGGCATTGACAATAGATATGGCATTGTTCCGGCTGGGTATTTTTTGATAGATGAGTATTTTAATCACCATGTCATAATGTATCCAGAGAGTAGCTGGTTAAATGATCAGCTCAACATCACAGAAAAAGCTATCAAATGTTTTTATTCGCGGTCATTTCCTGCTCCGTTGAGCGGTAGTGGAGTCAATCAGTTATACAACGAACTTGGATTTTACACAGCATGGAATTT